TTCGGGGCCGTAACGCCCTAACCCAAAAAACAAGACAAGCCGCCCGGTCAATAGCGATCAGGCGGCTTGTTTTGTAAAAAAAGCCCGGTGAGCGGCAAATGCACATGACCCATACCCTTACCGCACCAGAGATCGTCCAATTTTCGGCCTCTCAGCGTGTCGGTTTGTAGATGCGCAAATGGCGGGCTTTCACAGGCAGCATGGAAAATGCCGTTTGCCGAGCTATTCTTTTTTGTGCGATGCCCCCAAAATACCGTATCCGGCAATGTCTTTGTACGGATCTTCACCCATGGCATTGGTATCTGTGGCAATGCGAAATAACTTATCAACAATTCGGACAATGCACAGCATGTCAGTGTATTGCCCGGGTTGAACACCTGCCGGAAATAGTATTTTTAAAATATCCCCGGCTTTGTTGAAAGAATTTCCATACGCCGCGTTTTTTCTATTTACCAACTTACCGATCTCTCTGCCGATCTCCTCAAAATCAATTGGATTTTCGGACATCACACGCCACCTTTTTATAGTTTTTTTGTATTTTACTCAGGCGGAGCGAGGCCGACCCCAGCGGGTACGCTCGCCGTTGAGTACCTGCTCAATCGCGTCATCACACCCCCACCCCACAATGACCCGATCCCCGGCGGCTATGCGGCGGCGCAAAAACTGCCGCTGGTCCGTAGACAGACTGCCTCGGTCGGAGCGCTTCATCTCAATCCATAGGTGCCGATCTGGGGCGTACATGTCTGCCACGCCTGACATGACGCCTTCGAGCCTCAGCCTTGCCCCCTGGCTCTTGCTTCGGCCGCCCCCGTTCGGAATGGCAAACAGGTCGTCGGCTTGCGTTTTTCGCCACCATGAGACAAATTCAGCTTGCTCGGCATGCTCGGAATTAGAAAGGTATCGTGTCTTGGTACTGTTCACAGTCGTTCTCCTGTTCGATAAACTCCGGCGGCGGGTTCTCCCCGAAGGCCTCGCAATATCCGGAGTCTGATAATTTTTCACAGGTTGCGCAACACTTAAGCCATGTTGGCGCACCCGGCCCTTGTCGGTTCTTGGCTTCCAAAATGTGCTTTTTTGATATTATCATATTTTCCTTCCTGTTTGACTAAAATAAATTCAGGGCACGGGAACTGACAAGTAATCCTTAACAGTTCGTTCGTCGTTTTCGGACACTGTAGTCCGTATCGCTCGCGCAGCTTCTTTGCTGTTTCGATCCTCGCGCGTCCGCTGTGCTCGGGTAAAAACCATTCTTTGTAAATCCTCAGTCCACACTTATATTCCACTCGCACGCTGTCGGGCTTGCCCGGCTTTGTGTGTCTGGCATAGCGCACGTCTTTTACCCGCACCCATTCCCCAACAACCTGGTGCGACATGATCGCGCCAGCATAAGCAGTGCTCTCGTGTTTGGGCTGTCGAGGCGGAAAGACATGGCCGCAGTCAGGACACGAGAGCGCCGAGGCGTGCAGGATGCTGTGACACTCAGGGCAGGCTTTCGCCGGCGCTTCCCCCCCGCCCTTACCCGGCTTCTTTGGCTCTACCTGATCGATAGGCCCGTGGCGCTCCACGTTACCGCCGTAGTCCAGAAGGAGAGCATTTTTCTTGCCTGAATAGGTGCGCATCAACCGCCCGACTATCTGGACATAGAGTGCGGTCGATGCCGTAGCCCGGAGAAGCACGCCCATATCACATATTTGTGCATTAAAGCCGACGGTCAGAATATCCACATTGACCAAGCATCGGAGACGCCCGGCCTTGAACCGTTCGATACATTCCGCCCGGCTGGCTTTGTCAATGCCTCCATGCACAACTTCCGCGTCTATGCCGTGTCCTTTTATCGATTCGCAGATATGCTCTGCGTGCTCGACTCCGGCGGCAAAAATCAACCATGCTTTGCGGTCTCGCCCGTAGGCCACAATCTCGTCACACGCCGCCTGCGTGATGCTCGACACGTCCATCGCTGCCGCAACGTCCTTGCCGATAAACTCACCGCCGCGTTTTTTCACGCCAGATATATCCGGGAGCTCTGTGCCACGCTTACCGATAACCTCACACAAATGCCCCCGCTCGATCAGGTTCCTTACGCCGATGTCGTAAGTGATACGATCAAAAAGTGCACCATCTCCGTCGTGTAAAAGGCCGGAGTCCAGACGATACGGCGTTGCGGTTAGCCCGATGTAGCGCGTGCGCGGGTTCATCAATCGGAGCACGTCCAACGCCTTTCCGTACATCGTGGCCTGCTTACGCGGGATCAGGTGCGCCTCATCAATGATCACAAGGTCATATGAATCGAACGTGTGCAGCTTATCAAATACCGTTTGAATGCCAGCGAATAGAATGGACGCGCCGGAATCTTTGCGGGCAAGACCGGATGAATAAAAACCCGTCGGAGCTTCGGGCCAGAGCCTGCGAAGCTCTGCCTCGTCTTGCTGCAGCAGCTCCTTTCGGTGCGAAAGAACCAAAACTCGCGTGCCGCCGTAACCCATGACTTCACAGATGAATTGACTCAGTATGATCGACTTGCCGGCGCCGCAAGGAGCCACGATCAACGGGTTCCCTTTGGTATTTGCCCAGTATTTCCAAACGCTATTAATAGCCTCGCGTTGGTAGGCGTGTAACTCAAGCATTATTCGGCAGCCTTTCATCGGCGCGCATTTCGTGGCTGGTGTAGCAGTTACGACCGGCGGTGGATCCGTCGCAGTGATTGTAAAATGATCCACTGTCGTACTCGATCCAGTCATCCCCGGCATCCGTCGCCTGGGTATACGGCACCAGATCAGGGCGCATCAAGTGTCGGTCGCACCCCTCGCGCTGGTCTTTCTCGCTCAGGGTTTTTCCATACTTTGCGCAACTCCACGTGCCATCTCGCTCGGCGGTGCTGTGGACGCACGTGCGACAGTTGACCTCTGCGACTTTCTGGCCGTGGCAAACATTCCACATATCGCAGAATTTGCATTCATACCAGTCTGGGCGATTGCTTACGCGCTCGAGCGGTGACTCGGAGAAAACGACGCGCTCGGCGCGATCCATATATTTTTCAGCAAGCTTCTTGTCGTAGCGCACACGCTCGGCGTAGATTTCATCGTCATTCTTGTTGACGATCAGATAAAGTGCTCGCTTCATGCCAGACATATGCATGCCGACTTGCATCTGCACATAATGCTGAGGCTTATCTTTCTCCGCTCCGTGCTTCTTCGTTGATTTGAAACTTCGGTCGTTGGCGGTCTTTATCTCCAGGACGTGCCAGGCGCTAGATTCAGCGATACCTTGGATGCAGCCATCTATTGAGATCTGGAAATGTCCGCCGAAAGCTGTGAATGTAAATTGTCTCTCTGTCTCGGGATCGATATCGTAAACACTGGCACCTGTAGCGCGCAGATCTTTAACCAGCCTTGGCTCCTGATGGTTACCACTGTCAAACAACCGCAAGATGCGCCCGGGAAATTCCTCGTGGTCTGACCAGCGGAATTGATAAAATAAAAACCTGTCGCAATGGTGGCCAATCTGACTTCCGCCCAGGTGCAGGCGGTGCGCCGGATCGCGGGCATCAACGTATGATTGATAGATAGCCTGCACGGTTGGCGATTCAGTGTGTTGTTTGATATTTCTCATTTTTTTCTGTCCTTTGTGACTAGGGGGCGACCGGAGCCGCCCCCTGAAATTCACATTACTCCCATGGCTTGCGTGCCTTGCGTGCAGGAGCCGCCGGCTTAGAAGCAGTCTCAGCCTTGGGTGTGGATGAGCCGTCCTCCACTGCCGAATACGCCTTAATATCGTTGTTAGCCTCGTATCCCCCGCTTGCCGGCCTGACCGAAACTTTCGCCATCAGCGGGCGATCATGGAGATCTGATGAGTCTTCCGGCTGCATCACCCCGACCGCGCGGCAGATAGCAGACAGCGTGCGCTGTGCGATGTCCACCGCCGTTTGGTTCGGATTTTCCAGGTTTAGCCTTTCAAACAAAACCCGGTTTCCGTGCTCTCCTTCGATCACGTCCAGGCGCAATTGAAGATAGCGCCCGTTGCCGTTTTTGGTATCTTTCATCTCCGAATCGGTGATCATTACTTTATACCATCCGGCCGGGATCGGCTCGAATGAATCCTGTGGCTCGACTTCATATGCATTGAAATTTAAGTTTGACATTTGTCTATCTCCTTCTCTTTAGCTGTTTCGGTTGTAGTATGGGATATGCTGCGCGTAAGACTCGAAGTCAAACGGTACTGACTCCGGCATCTGATAGCGATTCTTGGCGATCATGGCCGGAGATTCTTCGAGCACCAAGAGGCGCTGTCCCTTCGGTTTTGCCTTTCCCTTGGTGTCCTTGGTGTCCTGCTTTGCAACGTAGACAGGATCATGCGCAAACCCGATCACGTCGCATTGTTCGTATAGGTGCGCAAATGCGCGCCTGTGTAATTTGATTTGATAGCGGTCATAGGGATCAGCATCCGGGCTATCAAATTTCACAATATCGGCGTGTGCAATCATGATCGGTGCCACGCCGCGCTTTGCAAGTCCGTAGAACGCGGACACCAGCTCGCGCCAGTATGTCATCGCGAAAATATATCCCTTAGCATATCCGATTTTTTCGATATTGGCCACGTCATTGTCCGCCGCCACCTTATCCCAGATCAGCGGCTCCAGCGCAGACAGACTGTCGATGACCACGTGCTCATAACCGTGTCCGTCTTCATAGAGAGAGATGAGCGCGGCCAATACATCGTCGTAAGAATCAGAAAGCGGAAATGTGTCCACCTCCAGATTTCCAAGGCCGTCCTCTACCCTGATAAAAATTGGATCTGGTGCACTGGCGGCAAAGGTTGTCTTGCCCTTGCCTGGCGGTGAGTAGATCAGAGTCATCGGCGCGCGATCTTGCGCGCCTTTCTTGATGTCGCTGAGTGAGATTGCCATGTCGGTTTCTCCTTTACTTGATTACTTGATCGTGATGGATGGTTTTGCTGGTTTTGTTTCGATTGCCTGGCAGATTTGTCGGTAGATATCCGGCTCATTATTCTCCAGATACCGCAGGCCGGCCGTGTCCAGCGCGGGCTTGTACTCAACCGGCCGTAGCGCTTCGGGGATGCTGTCCTCGATCTCGCGCCACTTGTCAGCATTTAACTTTCGGTTGAGTTTACCGGTGACGGTTATTCTCCAGTCGCCGGCGTCATGGGTTTGGCTGCCCTCTTCTTTGCAGCCTGTCTGCTCCAGAATCTCCTGCTCAATCCTGAGTCGTGCATCACGGGCGTTTTCTTCGGCCCGTTTGCTTTCGCGCCAGTCGGTTGCCAGTTTGGCCAGTTTGGGTAGGTCTGTGTTCATTTTTTTTCCTCTTTAATATTAAACTTGCGATAGAGTAAGGACCTCCGGGAGGCCCAGGATAGTAGCTCATCGAAGTCTCTAAAGGTAAAACACTG